TGCATCCGGCAGAGTACAATCCAAGGGTTACGCTTACCCCGGAAGATGAGGAATACAAGCGGATCAGGCGCAGTATCGAGGAGTATGGATATGTCGACCCTATTATAATCAATTCGGACGGCACGATCATTGGCGGGCACCAGCGGTACAATGTCCTGATGGATCTGGGGTACGACACGGCGCACGTTGTTGTCGTGGATCTGGACAAGGATGCGGAAAAGGCACTGAATGTTGCGCTGAATAAGATATCCGGCGAGTGGGATGATGAAAAGCTGTGCGACCTTCTGCAGGATTTAGATTTGAGCGGGTACGACTTTTCTCTGACAGGCTTCACGCGTTCGGAACTGGATGAGCTGCAGTTGAAATTGAATATAGACGAAGCCGTGGAAGATGAGGGCTTTGATATTGATAAAGCTGTGGACGATTGTGAAAAACCTGTCACGAAACGCGGCAACTTGTGGATATTGGGCGAACACAGGCTTATGTGCGGAGATGCAAGGAGCCAGGAGGATATGGCGCGGCTTATGGGTGGGGCGAAAGCAGACCTTTACCTTACAGACCCGCCGTACAATGTGGATTATGTTGGAAAGACAAAGGATGCGCTGAAAATAGAAAACGACCGCATGAGTGATGAGGGATTCCGGGCATTTCTGTTGGATGCGTTCACTGCTGCCAAGCAGGTTATGAAGGCAGGTGCGGCATTTTATATCTGGCATGCGGATTCCAAGGGATATGATTTCAGGGGTGCATGCTTCGATGTAGGCTGGCAGGTAAGGGAATGCCTGATCTGGTGCAAGGATGTGTTCGTCCTTGGGCGGCAAGATTACCAGTGGCAGCATGAGCCATGCCTTTATGGATGGAACGGCGGCGCGGGGCATGCCTGGTATTCTGACAGGCGGCAGACAACAGTCCTCACATTCGACAGGCCGAAGCGCAGTGAATCACATCCGACCATGAAACCAGTCCCTATGTTTGGTTACCTGATTCAGAACAGTACAAAGCCCGGTGACATTGTACTTGATACATTTGGCGGCTCCGGGACAACGATCATTGCAGCAGAGCAGCTTGACCGGACGGCGTATCTCATGGAGATTGATGAACGCTATTGTGATGTAATTATAAAGCGTTGGGAAGAACAGACCGGGGAAAAGGCTGTGCTGCAGGATGATGGTGATAACGGAGGGCCTCACAAATGAGTGAAGACCTTGGAGTGCTGATTCTTGATTTTGGGTTTGCCGGGGAGGAGGGAATTCATACAGTCGTGGAAGGGAATAGCAAAAAAAGGACACAGAATCTTTACGAGCCAAAAGTAATTGCGCAGCTTTTCAATTTTGAAGGGACGCGCCGGATTGAGCAGCTGACACGGGACGGCGTTATAGATGCGGTTCTGGTAAAGGTGGACGGGCATGAGGTGCGGCGGTATGATCTGGCCCCCACGATACAGAAATATGTGAAGTTCCTGTCCGACAAGGCATACGGACGTTCACGCTCTGAAAAAGAGATGGAACTGAAAGAACAGAAACTTGAGGCTGAGGTTGCGCTGAAAGAAAGCCAGGGCGAACTGCACAGGCTGAAAACGCAGATCGCGGCCGGGGAGTATATTTCCATTGATGAGGTAAGGCTTGACTATGCAAAATTCTTTCTTGTATTTAAAAAATTCGCAATGTCCATCCCATCGCGGGTGTGCGGGATGCTTTCCGGGCAGCTTGAGCCGCTGGAGGCGCGGAGGATAGAAAAGGAAATGGCCGGCGAGATTGCAGACCTGCTGGCATCCTTCGTCATTGCTGGCGTAGTTGAACCGAAAGAAGCGAAGGTGATAGCGGATGCAGAGAAAAACAAAGGCAAGGAAGTGGCGCAAGAAGTACCCGGTCAGTGAGTACATCAAGGATGCGCTAAAAAAACTGCTGCCGCCGGAAGACCTGACGGTATCGCAGTGGGCTGAAAAATACCGCGTGCTTGATGCGCAGTCTTCGGCCATGCCTGGCCCGTGGAGAAACAGCCAGACTCCGTATCTGAATGAAATCATGGACGAACTCTGCAATTATGAAACTGAGGAAATAATTTTTTGTAAATGCACACAGATCGGCGGTTCAGAGGGTTCACTTAACATGCTTGGGTATGTGATCCAACAGGACCCGTCTCCAACGATGATTGTTTATCCATCGGATAAGCTGGGGGAATCCATTTCAGATAACCGCATCAAGCCAATGTTAAAAAGCAGCCCCGCACTGAAAAAGCTGTTCCGGGAAACGCAGTCGCAGAAGCTGGAACTGCAGTTTGACGGGATGTATCTCACGATTTCGGGAGCGAACAGCCCGTCCAGCCTTGCATCCAAAGCTATCAAATATCTGTTCTTAGATGAGGTTGACAAATATCCGGGCGCATCCAAGAAAGAGGCAGACCCGATCTCCCTTGCACGGGAACGTGTGAAGACGTTCCGAAACAGCAAGGTGTACCTTACCAGCACGCCGACCATCAGCGCGGGGCATATCTGGAAGAGCCTGATGGGCGCGGATATTGAGAAGCACTATTTTGTGCCATGCCCGCATTGCGGGGAATACATAGAACTGAAATTTAAGCAGATAAAATTCCCGGAATCCGGGGAAGGCATGACGGCATCCGACCGGGCAGACCAGGCAGTGTATGTGTGCCAGGAATGCGGGAGCATTATTACGGATTACCACAAAGACAACATGCTCCGGCATGGCCGCTGGCAGATTGTCAGGGAAAGCAACGCGGCCCATAAGAAAGTCGGGTACTGGATCAACACGCTTTACAGCCCGTTTGTCCGCTTTTCGGAGATTGTAAAAGAATTCTTGGACAGCAAGGATGACCCGGAGAAGTTTCAGAACTTTACGAACTCGTGGCTGGCAGAGCCTTGGGAAGATACGAAACTGAAAACATCCGCAGATACGGTGATGGAGCGGCAGACCAATCTTCCTGCGCTGTATGTACCAGAGTGGGCGAAGCTGCTGACCGGGGGCGTGGATGTGCAGGAAACCTGCCTGTACTGGACGGTGCGGGCATGGGGGAACTACATCACCAGCCAGAACATTGCGCACGGACAGGCGGCATCATGGGCAGAGATCGAACGCATCATGAACCTTGCTTATGAAAAGGGGGATGGAGGGGACCGCCTCGTGGTCGCATTGTGCCTGATAGATTCCGGGTATGACGCGGACAGCACCTATGATTTCTGCGCGAACAATTCGGATTGGGCATTGCCGACAAAAGGATCGTCCAATCCTATGATGAGCCACTTCAAACTGTCCAAGATCAACAAGCCGGATTCCAAGGCATATGGGATGAACCTTGTGCTTGTGGACGGCGACAAGTACAAGGACATGATTGCATCCCGTATGAAAAAGAAGAATGGGCGCGGGGCATGGATGGTGTACGAAGGGTGCGACATGGAATACGCGGAGCAGGTGACTGCAGAGCATAAGGTAAATGAAAAAGTCGGGACAAGGGTGGTGCAGCGTTGGCGGCAGAAACATACCCATGCTGACAACCATTATTTAGACTGTGAAGTGTATGCGATGGCGGCGGCTGACATTATGGGCGTCCGCTCCATGCACCTGGATGATGTCCCGGAAGAAACGGAAACGAAGCGGCAGGGAACTGCAAAGACGGATGAGGAATCATGGATTGAGCAAAACGAAAGCTGGATATAAGGAGGGATGGGCATGGATGGATTCAATGAAAAGCATTCTGTTTACCACATTGAAACAGATGGGTTTGAAAAAGTATTGATCGGGATGTTCCATATGATTCAGATGGTTCCGGTCGGCAGGAAGTGCCGGATTGTTTTGGAGTATGACCCGGCACTTCCAAAAACCACGATCGAAACTTTTACTGATAAGTCAGATGCTGGGCAAGTTCAGGAAAAACCTTCTCAATGGGTTCCTTATAATCCCACATGACGGTGAGGATTTCAGGATGCCCATATGTGAAATAGTCATCCCATGCAAGGCGCAAGACTTTTTTCTTTAGGTCATCCTGCTTTTTCGGCGGAAATGATGAAAGGTCAATCTGGATCATTTTCACGGAATGCAGCCTCCTTTCTGCATACTCGGCTTGGCAGAGCCTGTGCATACAGTATAAAGGGTGGCAAATATTTTTTCAATAATTAACAGGGGGCGGTATTATGGCAATGACGGCAGCAGAAAAGCTGGAAGAGGTGAACACGGCGATAACAAAGGTTCTCGGCGGCGGCCAGTCTTACCAGATGGGATCGCGAAAGCTGACGCGGGCAGACCTTGGCATTCTCCGGGAGATGCGCAAGGAACTCCAGGCAGAGGTGGCGGCTGAATCTGAATCGCATTTGTTTGGCAATACATCGGTGGCATATTTTGACGGGAGGTGATGCGGCATGAGCTGGCTGGATAACGCCATCGCTTTTATTTCCCCGGAGTGGGGGATGCGCCGCGCGGCATGGCGGTCTATGTATGATGAATATAGGAATTATGACGCAGGTAATGGCGGCAGATTAAATGCTGGCTGGCGTGTGTCAAACTATTCTGCGGAAATGACCGACCGGGGCAGCAGGGATTATGTCCGGGCGCGGGCGCGTGACTTGGAGCGCAATTCCGACCTGATGAATTCCGTGATATGGGCCAGGAAGAGGAACGTGATCGGCACGGGTTTCCATCTTCAGGCGCGGACGGAAAACGAAACATTAAACACAGAACTGGAAAACCTGTGGAAAAAATGGTGCAAGGCGCGGAATTGCGATGTGACCGGGACGCAGTCTTTAAACCAGATGCTGCGCATGGCGGTGGAAAGAAAGCATGTTGACGGCGGCATCCTGTTCGTGAAGCGGTACACGAAAGACGGTTTCATCCCTTTTTCCATTCAGATGGTCGAAGTGGACGAACTGGACACCATGCACTGCATACCAGGCAATCCAAACAACCGTGTGGTTGGCGGCATTGAGTATAACGAATACAACCGTCCCATAGGCTACTGGATCAGGCAGTATCAGTTAGATGGATTTTCTATCGGCGAACCTGTGTATGTCAAAGCGGATGATGTGATCTTTTACTATACAAAGACCCGACCGTCACAAATAAGGGAAATGTCGGATATGGCGCACACGATTACGCGCATCCGGGATACGAACGAATTCATGACGGCGGTTTCAGTAAAGCAGAGGATTGAAGCATGCCTTTCTGTGTTCATAAAGCGCATACTACCAACTGGTGCCCCAGGGCGTAGATCAACGCCTGAAAGGAAGTATGATTATGATGGCAAGAGGCTCTCGCCTGGGATGATAACTGAACTGAACCAGGGCGATGATGTGGAAGTGGTGAACCCGACCGGGCAGTCTGCCGATGCCGCTTCATTTGTAAAGCTGCATCAGAAGATGATCGGGGCCGGTCAGGGTATGTCTTATGAGGCAACCAGCCGCGACCTTTCAGAGACCAACTACTCATCCGCAAGGCAGGGGCTTATAGAGGACGCGCTGACATTCGCGGAAGATGAGGAATGGATCATAGAGGCACTGGATGAGATATATGAGACATTCGTGATTTCCTGTGTCCTTTCCGGGAAAATTGAAATACCGGGCTTTTGGAAAAACAAGGAGGATTACTTTACCCACGAATGGATCAAGAAGCCAAAGCCGTGGATTGACCCGATGAAAGAAGCGTCCGCGACAAAAACCGCGCTGAATTCCGGCGTTAAGACATATAAACAGGTGGCGGCAGAAAACGGCATGGATTGGCGGTCGCAGATAGATGATATGGCAGAAGTGCTGGAATACGGCAAAAGCAAGGGCATTGATTTAGGGGGTGTGCTTTTCGATGGAAAACTGCAGGAAGAAAAAGAAGATGGGCAGGAAACCCCGGACACAGGAGACGGGGGTGAAGATACGGGACAGGGAGCAGAAGACGCTGGAGGTGCAGAAGCCGATGGCGGGGACGGCAATGTTCCGGGAAATGCAGCCGCAGACAGCGGGGGCGGCGCAGGACAGGGATAAAGGTATCCGGGAACTTCCCGGCTGCTCCATCCGGGCGGTCGAAGGGAAAGAGCGCACGTTCCGGCTTTCCTTCTCATCCGAAGAGCCGTATGAACGGTGGTTCGGCCCGGAGATATTAGACCATACGGACGGGTGTGCAGACCTTTCGCGCCTGAATTCTATCGGGGTGCTGCTCTTCAACCATGACCGGGATGCGGTGATTGGGAAGATTGAGCGGGCGTGGGTGGAGAACGGCCGGGGAGAAGCGGAGATAACATTTGATTCGGACGAAGATTCCGAGAAGATATTCCAGAAAGTCAAGGGCGGCACATTAAAAGGCGTGTCTGTCGGCTATCTGGTGGATTCATGGGAAGAAGTAATGCCAAACAAGCAGTCTGCAGACGGAAGGTTCACGGGGCCATGCTCCATCGCAAGGCGGTGGACACCTTATGAAATAAGCATCGTGTCTGTCCCTGCTGACCCAACGGTCGGCGTAGGGCGTTCACAGGGTGGAAATGCGGCTGACGGAATCCGCGAGACTTACCTGCGGCAACTTCAATATAAACAATTATTAAAAAAGGGGGAACTGGAAATGACAAGAGAACAGATGCTTGCCCGGATGAATGAAATCTTGAATGCATCAAAAGACCGGGCAATGACTGCGGAAGAGCAGGCTGAATTTGACAGGCTGAAACGCTCCGTGGAACTGCTTGACCTGTCTGGCGGCACAGGACAGGGAATCCGCGCCAAGGACGATGAGGGCGGCGATGGCAGCAATGGTGAAGGCGGTGATGGTGATGGCGGCAGCGGTGATGGTGACGGCGGTGAAGGCGGCGATGGCGAGGATGATGAGAAAAAAGCCAAAGAAGCAGCCAAGAAAGCACTTGCCGCAGAACGTTCGCGGGTGCGCCAGATTGAAGATATGTGCGGCAATTTCGGAATTGATTCCCGCTCATTCGTAGACGATGGAAAATCCGTGGAAGAGGTGCGCAAGGCAGTCCTTGAACAGCTTATGCGGCAGGGAGAACCAATCCATTCAAGGGTACGCGTGACGGATGATGAGGGCGATAAATTTCGCAGGGCTGCGGTCGATTCGCTGATCATGCGCTCTGGCATGCATTTGGATCAGGCAGCGGAAGGGGCAAGGAATTTTATGGGGATGCGTCTCCGGGATCTGGCTATTGAATGTCTGCATATGGACGGTGAGAGCGAGAGCGGGTTAAACCGCAAGACAGATGATGAACTGTATTCCAAGCTGCAGAGGGGATTTTTCACGCCAGAATCTACATTCCCGGCAATCTTGGACAATACGATTGAAAAGGCATACAAGGAAGGGCATAAAAAAGTATCTGTCACATTCGACAAGATTACGAAAAAGGGGACGCTGTCAGATTTTAAGACACACGACAATTATTACATTGCGGGACCGGTCGGCGAGTTTCTGGAAGTGCCTGAGAACGGCGAACTGAAACACGATACATTCAGGGATGACCACCTGCCGACCAGGAAGTTAAGGACATATGGCCGCCAGTTCACGCTTTCAAGGAAAGCGTTCATTGATGATGATATCGGCGTAGTGACTTCGCTCCCGGCGCGTTACGCGGCATCTGCTCGCAAGACAATCAACAAGCAGGTATACCAGATTTTTGTAAATAATCCGGCAATTTATGACGGTGTACAGCTGTTTTCATCTGTACACAAGAATCTGCTCAAGACCGGAACCGGAGTAACGCAGGAGGCAATGCAGACCATGATCATGGCACTGGCCAATCAGCGCGACCAGTTTGATGAAGCTATCATCATCAATCCGGCAAAGATTGTCGTGCCAAGTGGCATGAGGTTTGACATGTATACGCTGTTTTTCAGCCCGACCATCCATACTTCGGATAATACACAGGCAGTGAATCCGCTCTACCAGTATCGTGATCAGCTTGAAGTAGTAGAGGATCCGACAATTAATGCGCTTTGCGGCGGCATGGGGAATGTTATGCCGTGGTGGTTGCTTGGTGCAGAGGGTGATACGGATTTCATTGAAGTGGATTACTTGAACGGGCAGGAGATTCCAAACATCCGCAGGATGGAGACGCCTGGGCAACTTGGCTTCATTTGGGATATTTACCTTGATTGGGGCATCAGTGTTATGGATTTCCGTGGCGGCGTTAAGAATCCGGGCGTGGAAGTGAAGACGAAGCTTGAGTTGGCATAAGGAAAGGAGATGGACACATGAGCAAAGCGTCATATTGGCAGAGGGGCGAGACCATTGATTATGTAAACAGTGGTACGAAAACGATCGAAGCAAATACAATTGTTGCCCTTGGCAGCAGGATTGGGGTTGCCGGGACAGACATCCTGCCTGGGGAAAAAGGCACACTGCATGTTACTGGCGTTTTTGAAATGCCGAAAGGCAGCGGTGAGATTACGGCAGGGGCAGATGTTTACTATTCAGAGGATGATGGTCAGATCACTACATCAGCAGAAAGCGGAACTGATACGTCCAAAAAAAGCAACACGAAGGCGGGGTTTGCTGTAGAAGGTGCAGGAAATGATGATTCGTTTGTTTTTGTAAAGATTAATGCATAGGAGGTAGCGATATGGCGGCAAAAAGTAGTAAGGCAAAGACTGAAAATCAGGAAACAGGGGTGGATAAAGTGTCCACACCTGCAGAAACCTCAGAACCTGTTGAAACCCCGGAAGAGCCGACAGAAGGCCAGGATACAGAGGGAGACAGTGACGTTTCGGTTTCAGAAGAACCGAAAATGCTTATTGCAACGCGTCCAATCCTGTACCTTGCGAAACAGTACAAGGCAGGGGATAAACTCCCGGTAAATAATCAGGAGATGGTGGATGCATGGATAGACGCCGGGAGTGCGGCATGGCAGAAACCTGATGTGAAACAGTTTCCCTAAAGCGGCCCTGCTGACTGCGCTCCCAGGACAGCCCGGTATGACAGCTAGTGGAACGGACGATCTTGCCGGCCGCCTTCCAGATACACTGGAACGGCGGCTGCGCGAAAGGAGATGGGTATGAGTTTTAAGGAAATACTGGAATCTGACGTGCATGATGTGTTCATGAATATTGATGAATTTTCTGATATGCACATGGTTAATGGGAAGGAAATGGCAGTCCAGATGGATTCCAATGAACAGATTGAGCGCGAGAAACGCTCCAGCCAACACATGGATGGCACTTATACAAACCAAAAGCTGATCTATGTGGCGGCATCTGATTTCGGAAACCTTCCCGCGCAGGGTTCCGCATTGAAACTTGATGGCAAGAATTACAAAGTGGTGGATGCTGTTTCCGAAGGAGGCATTTATTCCATCACAATCGAGGCGAGCAGGGCGAGATGATAACTTATGAAGTAGACAGGGCTGACCTGAAATATGTGCAGGAAAAATTAAAGGGTATTGAAAAAGGAGCCCCAACAGCAATTATGAAGGCTGTCAATATAACAGCAAAGGCGGCAAGAAAGAAACTGCTGGAAGGGGTAAACAAATCGTATACCGTGAAAGCGGGTGGTTTTAATTCAAGGATGAATATACACAACGCATCACGTTCCAGACTGTATGCAGTGATTACTTCCAAGGGCAGGCCGCTTACACTTACCCGTTTTCATGCTACAGCCCCCAAAAGCGGCGGTAAAGCAGATATTGTAAAAGCTGGTTTGAAGCAACTTGTCGGTTCAAGGAACATTAAGGCATTTAAAAGAAAAGGCCTTATGATGCAAAGGGAAACAGAAGATAGGTATCCGATAAAAGTCCTTCGCTCGAATTCTGTATCAAAAATGCTTGAATCAGTATATAAGGGGAAGGTGAATAGTGCGGTAGAGCCTGTGATACAAGAAACCCTGCACAGCGAAATTGAAAAACAGGTTGCAAAATTAACACAGTGAGGTATGTAAATGACTGCATTAGATTTTCAGGACGCGCTTGTAAAAGATGTGGATGAGGCATTGAAAGATGTGTTTACAACGGATGTGAATGGCGAACGCGTGAGCGGTGTGAATGTATACGCGCAGAACCTTCCAATCGTAGAATCAGATGAAGAGGATGATTCGCAGTTCGTGCCTTATGCCATCGTAAAACTTTACAGCGGCGAGACAGAAGATGATGAAACTCCTTGGACGGTGACAGCCGACATCCATTTTTGTATTCATGATACAGATTTGGATAACCAGGGGCATAGGCACGTTATGGTGATGTGCCAGAAACTGATAGACAGGTACGCAGCAGAACCGCTCCTTGCTAAGAAATACCGGGCGAGGCAGGATATGGAATGGGCATTGCAGGATGATGAAAGCCATCCATACTTCTTTGGCGGTGTGCGTATCAAGTTTGATATTCCAAAAATAGGAAGGAGGATACCTTTTTATGGCTAAAAAAACAGAAACAGAAGTGCAGGCGGCGGCAGACGCAAAAAAAGAAGCAGAGATTGCGGCGGCTGAATCTGCAGGGGTTACGGAAAAGGCGCAGCCCGTTACGGAAAACGAGAGGGTGATGTATGTCGGGCCGACCGTGCCGGGAATCGGCATACAGAACCGGGTATTTACAGAGACGCCTTCGGATGCAAGGAAAGTAATCAGGGAGAATCCGCAGATCGGGAACCTGTTCATTAAAATCCGTGATTATCCAATCGCGAACAAAATGATCCGGGAAAAGAAAGGTTACATTTACAGCGCATTTCTCCGCGCAGAAGAAATCATGATCGAAAACGCTAAGAAAGCGGCCGGGAGCGCAGGGGAGACAGAGAGTGAAGAAAGGGGGTAATGGCTGATGGCAAAAGAACATGGAATATTTATATACGAAGAGGCTACAGCCCTGACCATACCAAAGGAATCCAGCGCAGGGCTTCAGGTGGTGATCGGGACAGCCCCGATAAACATGGCAGAAGACCCGGATGCGATGGTCAATGTGCCGATACTGGCAACATCATCCACAGAAGCACAGGCGAGACTCGGTTACAGCAGGAATTTCAAAGATTTCACGCTTTGCCAGACCATGTACATCACAGCAAATGTGTGTGTGGTTTCACCTGTGATCTACATCAATGTGCTTGACCCAAAGAAACATAAAAAGGATTTAACAGAGACCGCCGTAAAGGTCGATGAGTACCAGGCTATGGTGGAGGTTGAGGGAATCCTCAAAAAAGGCATTGTTGTAAAGGCTGGCGAAAATACGCTGAAAGAAAATGATGATTACACTTTGGCATTTAACACAGACGGTTATCTGGTGATCACACTGGTTGCGGCAGGGGCCGGCGGGAGCGCAACGGAACTGACAGTGAGCGGAAAAATGCTTGACCCAAGCGCAGTTGACAAATACGACATCATCGGCGCATATGACGTAAGCACAGGGGCAGAAAGCGGAATGGAAGTTATCAGACAGATATTCCCGAAACTTGGTATGGTGCCGGGGATACTGATTGCGCCGGGCTGGTCTCAGGAGCCGGAAGTCGGCATCGCACTGGCGGCAAAGGCGGCGAATATCAACGGAGTGTACAAGGCTATGGCGTTCTTGGATCTTGACACGGAAAAAGCCACCAAGTACACAGATGTGAAGGAAGTGAAAGAAAAGAGCGGTTTTACTTCGGAATTCTGTTATGTGCTGTGGCCATGCTTCATGGTTGGCGAATTGATATTTGCGGCATCCGCAGTTGTGGCGGCGCGTCTGGCGTATCTTGATGCAGACAATGAGGATATACCGTCAAAGTCACCATCCAATAAGACAACGCCGATCACTGGTACATGCCTTGCGGACGGCACGGAAGTTGTTCTGGATCAGGATCAGGGTACAGTAGTGAACACCTTCGGTGTGGCAACGGCAATCAACAGGAACGGTTTCCGTCCTTGGGGCAGCTATACAGGCGCATG